ATGCAACTGCTGCGATTGTTTTTCCTGCCAGCTCTGTTGGCGCCCCGCACATAAGGCATAGGCTGTATTTTGTTGCCGAGTGCGGGGCAAAAAGTTATAATGGAAGAATCGCCCCGCACAAAAAGGAAAGAAATGGAAACGAAGGTGTGCAGAAAATGCCTTTCAGAAAAGACTCTGGATCAGTTCTTCTCGGAGAAGAGATCAGCGGACGGGAAACGATACTCCTGCAAGCTGTGCGACAAGGCCAGGAAAGTCAGATACTTGACCGGCCTGTCGATGGAGCAATGGGATGCCAGGAAGGTTTTGAGAAAAAACCACGCCCCGAAAGAAAGGGACTACTCTCACCATCGCAGAACGATATACAGAGCGAAGGCCCTTGTTTATCTGGCAAAGCAAAGGGCATCCAAGAAGGGGGTTCCGTTCGATTTGGACCAGCACGCGAAAGCGTTGCAGAGCAGGATAGATGCGGGATTTTGCGAACTGACGGGGATTCCGTTCCGACTGGACGAGTCGAGGAGCTTCGACAGCCCATCTCTGGACAGGATAGTCCCGGAACTTGGGTATACGTATGCAAACGTGAGGATTGTTTGCTATGCGATGAACTGCGCGCTGGGAACATGGGGGGAGGCTCCTTTGATTGCCCTGATGGACTCTTGGAAGCAGAGGCGGGAGGGATAAATGATGGCTCCATCAACCATATACAAGCACACAGTGAAGAGCATAACGACGCCGGGAGGAAGGAGGATTCTGGCAATAAAGGCGTCGGCGCTCCGCACATCCGAGACAGGCTCTATTGGGTGGCCGACTCCCGCGGCGCGCGACTGGATCAGCGCCAGCGGGTCGCCGGAATTCCTGGCCGGAAGACTGGAGCAGACGAGAGGCAAGCCGCTGTCGGAAACGGCGTTTGCTCAGTTGTCGGGTTGGCCGACATGCACGGCAACGGCTTCTGGCGTGATGCTGACTGGCTCAGATGCCGGGATGGAAAGTGGCGGCCAGTTGAACCCGGCGCATTCCCGCTGGTTGCAAGGACTCCCCCCGGAGTGGTGCGAGGCGGCAGTGATGGCTTTCCGATCGATTCCGACAAGACGGGGGAGGCGCGAGTGATGCGCCTGCGCGGATACGGCAACTCCATCAATGCCGTCCAAGCGCAAGCGTTCATAGAGGCGTTCATGGATTATCAGCAGCAGGTGTCAGCATGACCATCGGCACTCACCCGCTGACCGTTTCTGGATTTCGCGCGCGCACGGCTGCTGATGCGCGAGACGTGCCGATGACGGCATACAGCTACAAGTGCGCAGCGTGCGGGCGCTACTGGAACGCCGGCACAGCGGGGCGCAAGAAAGCGGTCGGCGGTGGATGGCGTTGCCCGGATTGCGTGAAATGACGGCGCTATGGCTGCCGTATCCGCCATCGGCAAACCGATATTTGCGGCATGCGCTTCGCAGGACGTACCGCACGGCCGCTGCTAACGAGTACCGAAAAGTGGTTGCGCGCGAGGCGATGATTTTCAAGGCTCCGCTGTTGCGTGGCCCGGTATCTGTCGAGGTCACGCTGCACCCCAAGACGACCAATACCGGCCATGCCAGCAAGACGTGCCTCGACCTTGACAATTGCATGAAAGTTGCTTTCGATGCGATTCAGGGCGTTTTGTACGCAAACGACAAGCAAATAGCACGTTTGCAAGCGTCTTACGGTTTGCCGGTGGCGGGTGGCGGACTTGAAATCATAGTCGAACCAATGGACAACGCATGATCGAAATCTCCCGCATCAAAACAGACGGCGGCACACAGCCGCGCGTCTCTCTCAATCAGGAAACCGTCGCAGAGTACCGCGATGCGTACAAATCTGGCGTCAGGTTGCCGCCTGTGATGCTGTTTTTTGACGGCGCCGATTACTGGCTCGCCGATGGATTCCACAGATTCTTTGCGGCGCGTGACGCTGGCCTGACCGAGATTTACGAGGAGATCCAGCCCGGCACGCAGCGCGATGCGATCTTGTATTCGCTGTCGGCGAATAGCAAGCATGGGCTGAGGCGGACGAACGCGGACAAGCGGAAGGCGGTGCAGACGCTGCTCGATGATGCCGAGTGGTCGAAGTGGAGCGACCGAGAAATCGCCAAACGGTGCGCTGTCGGATACGACCTTGTTGCCGATATTCGCAAATCTCATCTGCCGGAAACGATAGATAGACCACAGTCTGATACCAGAACAGTCCAGCGCAACGGCACGACATACGAGCAAAAGACCGCCAACATCGGCAAGCAAAAGCCGCCCGCTGAACCCGAGCCGGCGCCAGAAGAGCCGCAAGAGCCGGAATACACCCCGCTTGATGAGGCTATGGACACGATAAAGGATCTCCAGGATGCGCTCGCCATTGCGAACGCTGGAGACCTGTCGGAGTGCGATCGCAGTCAGGCGGCGGATTTGATTGCTCGGCTGCGGGAAGAGGTCCGGGTTCTGACGCTCAAGTTGCAGGCGGTCACGGCGTCGCGCGACCATTTCCAGACCGAAAACGGAGAACTGAAAAAGCAGATTGCACGGCAGCGTAGAGAAATCGACAAGCTCGCCGGCACACGCACAGCCTGAGTCAGGCAAGCGACGCCGGCCGCCATGTCGGCATTTTGGAGGTGCCATGGAACTGGTTTTGAGAGCGCATCAGACAACGATTATCGACAAGCTGCGGGCTGGATTCGCGGCAGGAAACAGGGCGCAAGTGCTTTACGGGCCATGTGCTTTCGGAAAAACAGAGGTGGCAATTAGCTTGATGCACGCAGCGGCGAAAAAGGGCAGGCGGTCGGCGATGATTCTTGACCGGCGAGTGCTTTGCGCGCAGACGAGCGCCCGCCTTTTGAAATACCGAATTGACCACGGCGTACTGATGGCCGGGTCGGCGATGTACAGGCCAGATCAGGCAATTCAGGTATGCACGGCGCAGACGCTCGAAAAGCGCGAGTCATTCCCAGGCGTAGATTTGTTGATCATTGACGAGGCGCATTGCATGCGCAAGGAAACCGTCGAATTCATCCGCAATAACCCGGGCGTCAAAGTCATTGGACTGTCTGGCTCGCCATTTACCAAGGGCATGGGCGCCGTCTATTCGTCTGTCGAGTCGGCGGTGACGATTGATCAGCTTGTCGAGCAAGGATGGCTGATTCGTCCGCGAGTGTTCATCGCTCAGGAAATCGACATGACCGGCGCGCGCAAGGTTGCCGGCGAATGGTCTGCTGCAGAGACGACCAAGCGCGGGATTCAGATCACTGGCGACATCGTGTCTGAGTGGGTGGCGAAAACCCATGAGATATTCGGCGGGCCACGCAAGACGATTGTTTTTTGCTCAGGCGTTGCGCACGGAGAAGACCTGGTGCGCAAGTTCAGCGACGCCGGATACAACTTTGTATCGATCAGCTATAAGGACGACGACGATTACAAAGCCGACGTGCTGGCTGAGTTCGACAAGCCGGACACCGATATCCACGGCATTGTGGCGACGGATATCTTGACGAAGGGATTTGATCAATCTGATGTGATGATCGGCGTCTCGGCGCGGCCGTTTTCGAAATCGTTTTCGAGCCACGTGCAGCAGATTGGCCGGATTATGCGGACGCATCCTGGAAAAGAACAGGCGATCTGGCTGGATCATTCTGGCAACTATCTCCGATTCCGTGAAGCGTGGGACGATCTGTGCGCCAATGGCGTGCAGGAGCTTGACGACGGCGCTGAAAAGCCAAAGCCGGAACCATCAGACAAAGAAAAGACCGCCGCTAAATGCCCGCGCTGCTCTGCGCTGTGGCCAGCCCACTCCGACACGTGCGCTCACTGCGGGCTGGTGCGCGAGCGTAAATCAGCCGTGGTCGAGGTCGCCGGCGAAATGCGGGAAATCGGCGCGCGCCAGAAGGCAGAGAAATACTCTGCGGAGTACAAGCGGGATTTCTACGCTCAGCTGCTCGGGTACGCAGAGGCGCGCGGCAACAAGCCTGGGAGCGCGTATTTCCGATACAAGGAGAAGTTCGGGGTGTTTCCGTCAATGGCGACTCCTGATCCGAAAACGCCACAGCTTGAGGTTGTGCAGTGGTGTCGGAGTCGGAATATCGCGTTTTCCAAGGCTCGCGCGAAAGATGGTCAGCAGGTGGCGGCATGAACTTCGAAGAATTCGCCGCCTGTCGCGGCCTGATTGTCGATCACGTCGAATACGGAGCCTGGCGCCGCGTCAAGACGACCGATCACCCGGAAAAGCGGAACGGCGCATACCTGCATCGCGGCGACGTGGCCTGGGTGCAGAATCACGCGACGATGGGCGAGCCAGACACCTGGTTTGCTGATCGGAAGTCAGGCAGCCGAGTCGATCAGGCGGCCATTGACCGACGGTGCAAAGAAGCTGCGCGAGAGCTACAGCATGCGCGCGTGCGGGCAGCAAATAAGGCAGGCTGGATCATGCGCCAGTGCTCGCTCGACAAGCACGCATACCTTGATTCCAAGGGCTTCCCGGATGCGATGGGCAATGTCTGGCATCGGGATGGCGCGCAGCCGCTGTTGTGCATACCTATGCTGGTGGCCGGAGCCATTGCAGGCGTGCAAATGATCAGCGTCGATGGCGACAAAAAATTCCTAGCTGGCCAGCGGTGCGTGGGCGCCGAGTATGTGATCGACAACAAAGGGCGGGATTGGTATTGCGAGGGGTATGCAACGGGGCTGTCTTTGAGGGCGGCTCTATTTGCCCTTAAACTGAGATATCGTATTCATGTCTGCTTTTCGGCGAATAATATGCAGCATCTCGCGTCTCAGTGCTCTGGTTCGATAGTGGTGGCAGACAATGACGTCAGCGGCACCGGGAAGCGAGCAGCGGAGCGGTCGGGACGGCCGTGGATCATGAGTCCTGAGGTTGGCGAAGATGCTAACGACTGGCATCAGAGACTCGGGGCGTTCAGGTTTTCGCAGGAAATACGCAAGGCAGTGGCAGGTTTGTAAGTCTGGATTATCAAGCACTCCGAGCTAATCAAGGGCCTAAGCGGGCCGCGCGGAAGAAAACGCTACAGGTAAGGGCCGCGAACTGAAGTAGGCGGCGCCCGGTGCAAAGCCGTAACAATCCTGGGGACTCGCCGCAGGCGCATGTCTCGGGGTGATCCGAGTAGCCATCGGATTCCATGCGTCCTCCGGGTTTCCGGGCTGACGGCCTTGCTCTCCTTGCCTGTGGGGTAGGGGGAGCCTTTGGCTGATGTTATGGGGTTGCTGTTGATTGGGAATGCGCCCGACGTGGCGCCGCCCGTTCGTCCGCCGACTGTCGCAGAAGCCGTGGAATGGCTCAAAAATATGCAGCATAGCCCAGAGTATTGCCGGACGTGTTTGACGCACTGGAAGCGCGTTATGGGCGCCTCTGCGGCGCGGCAGGTGTTCGAGCAGGCGCCGGAGTCGGTGCGGAAGTGGATCAACGAGAGAAAAGCATGAGCGCAATGCAAAACCAAGTTGGCGGCGATCACTACCGTAAAATGGCTATCCAGCCAATCGAGTACATCCTGGCCAACGATCTCGGCTTTGTCGAGGGCGCAGTGATCAAGTACGTCTCCCGCTGGAAGGAAAAAGGCGGGATTGAGGATATGGAAAAGGCGCGGCACCTGCTGGCAATGCTTATCGAGCATGACAGGACATTGCCGAATGACTGACGAAGAATACGAGGCTTTGGAAGAGCGCGCCGCGATCATCCAGTTTTGCAGCGGGCGTGAGGTTAGCCGCACGGAAGCATGGCGGATGGCTTGTGAGCAGCAGGCGATGCAGAATGCGGCGTTGATGATGATACAATCTGCAGATGGATAATAAACCATGACACCGAAACAGGCCGCTTTTGTCGATGAATATCTGATAGATTTGAACTCGACACAGGCGGCTATTCGGGCTGGCTACAGCGCTAAAACGGCGGAATGGATAGGGCCTCAGTTGCTCGGGAAAACTCACGTTGCAGCGGCGATTGCGAAGAGAATGGAAGACAGATCAAAGCGCACAGAGATAACGCAAGACCGCGTGCTTACCGACATCGAGCTAATCAAGCAAGACGCGATGCGCAAGGCTTACGACAAGAACGGCAACGAGGCGATGATCAATCACACGTCTGCGCTAAAGGCTTGCGAATTGCAAGGCAGGCATTTGCAGATGTGGAATGATAAAGTAGCCTTGACAATCGAAACAACAACCGACGAAGAACTGCATGCTCGAATCGCTGACCTTGCAAGAAAAGCTGGAATTACAGGCGCTATTATCTGAGCGCATCCGTCGCGATAATCAGCGCAAATGGCTGACGTATTATCCCGACGAAGGCCCTCTGCGCCGCGAGTTGTATCCGAAGCACATGCAGTGCTTTGCCGACGGCGAGCATTATCAGCAGCGCCTGTTCATGGCGGCTAACAGGGTTGGGAAAACTGAGGGAGTCGGCGCTTATGAGGTGGCGCTGCATCTGACCGGCAACTATCCGACGTGGTGGAATGGCCGGCGATTCGACCGCAAAACAAAAGGATGGGCTGCTGGCGACTTTCGGCAAACCGTTCGGGATATTCTCGTTGAAAAGCTGCTTGGGCCAAAGAATGCGCGCGGCACAGGAATGATTCCCGGCGAATCAATCGCGCGAATCGTGCCAATGCCCGGCGTTCCTGATGGCGTCGAATTGGTCGAGGTGCGCAGCAGGCACGGCGGAAACTCTCGACTGTCGTTCAAATCGTTTGACCAAGGACGTCTGAGTTTTCAGGGCACTGAGCAGGATTTTGTCTGGCTTGACGAAGAGCCGCCAGCCGACATTTACGAGGAGTGCTTGACGCGTACAGCAACCACGCGCGGATTGATCCTGCTGACCTTCACGCCACTGGCTGGGCTGTCCGATGTCGTGCTGATGTTTCTGCCCGGCGGAGATATTCGAGAGCAGCAAGACGAGAAGTCCAGCCGATCTGTAATCCTCGCCACATGGGACGATGTGCCGCATCTGGACGAGCGCGCGAAAGAGATGCTGTTCGCCTCGTACATGCCTTTTCAGCGGGACGCGCGAACCAAGGGCATTCCAGCACTCGGCAGCGGCGCAATCTACCCTGTGCCGGAGTCGGATATTGTTATCCCGGATTTTGCGCTGCCACCGCACTGGCCACGTGCTTATGGCATGGACGTCGGATGGAACAGGACGGCGGCAATATGGGGCGCATTTGATCGGGAAACCTCGACCAGCTATCTCTACTCGCAGCACTACCGCGGAGAGGCAGAGCCGGTTGTCCATGCTGAGGCTGTCAAATCGCGCGGCAAGTGGATACCTGGGGCGATTGATCCAGCCTCGCGCGGGCGTTCGCAGTCTGATGGCCATCAGTTGCTGGAGATGTACCAGAGCATGGGCCTTGATCTGACTCCGGCGAATAACGCGGTAGAGTCTGGCATCTACGACGTTTGGACTCTGCTATCCGCTGGAAAGCTCAAGGTGTTTGCGTCCTGCGCTGATTGGATCTCGGAATACCGCATGTACCGAAGGGACGACAAGGGGCGCGTCGTGAAAAAGAACGATCACCTGATGGACGCCTCGCGCTATTTGATCGGGACCGGGAGAGATATTGCCAAATGCAAGCCAAAACCGAGCGATGAAGAAGAATCATTTGCATCTGGTGGCTGGATGTGCTAGCTTCCCAGTATGCCAGCAGATAATCAGAAAAAGCACGACGAGATACTCGCGGAAGCCAAGCGCTTTCGCGACAAGTGCATCGAAGTAAATTCTGAGAATCGCCGTCTTGCGGTTGATGATCTGCAGTTCCTGTCAGGCAAGCATTGGGATTCGCGCGATGCTGCGCTGCGTGAAAGAGAAGGGCGCCCAGTCCTGACGATTGACAAACTGTCGACATTCGTTCGGCAGATAAAGAACGACCAGAGGATTAACAAACCAGGCATCAAAGTCCATCCGGTCGATTCAGAGTCGGACCCGGAGACGGCGAAGGTACGCCAGGGCATGATCCGGTATATCGAGTACAACAGCAACGCATCCATCGCATACGACACTGCCATAGGATGCGCCTCGGAAACCGGCCTTGGGTATTTCCGCATCATCACGGAATATGAGCGTGAAGACTCTTTTGATGTCGTTCCGCGATTTGTGCGCATTCGAAATCCGCTAACCGTCCATTTCGATCCTGATTCCATCGAGGGCGACGGCAGCGACGCGCGACGCGTTATCGTTGAAGAGCGGATTGGCGTATCCGAATTCTGCTCGAAATATCCATCGTCAGAAATCGCTAAAACGCGCAAGACCACCGGCAATGCTGCGCGCGATGACATGGATGATATTCTGGTAGCCGAATATCTGCGCGTCGAAGAAGACGCCGACGAACTTATCCGCCTGAGCAATGGAGAGACAGGCTGGAAGTCCGAACTGCTGTCACTGCCGCCTGGCGTGACTATAGCGAATTCGCGAAAGAGCGCGCGCCGCAGCGTCGTGAATTACAAAATATCCGGCAAATGCGTCGGCGATGACAGCGCAGAGTTCGGCGAGGTACTGGAGTCGTCAGAGGTGCCGTGCCGGTGGATTCCGGTATTTCCGGTTTATGGCAACGAGATTGACATCGAGGGCAAAGTTGTACGCTCCGGCGTGATTCGCGGCGCAAAAGACCCGTCACGCATGTACGACTACTGGATGACAGCGGCGACAGAAGAATACGCGATGCGCACCAAGGCGCCATGGATTGGTGCAGAGGGGCAATTCGAGGGCAAAGAGGCGCAATGGTCGCAGGCCAACCGGCGATCGTTCGCTTATCTCGAATACAAGCCGCGCACTGTTGGCGGCCAGCTCGCGCCGCCGCCTATGCGCCAACCGATGGCAGATGTCCCAGTCGGCGCCATAACGATGGCTGCGCACGCCAGCGACGACATCAAAGCAACGACTGGCATGTTTGATGCAGCCCTTGGCGCGCGCGGTCCGGCAACGTCAGGCATCCAAGAGCGCGAGCAGAAGCGGCAAGGTGGCATCGCCAATTTCCACTACACGGACAACCTAAACCGTGCCGTGCTGCAAGCCGGGCGATGCCTGCTCGACATGATCCCGCGTCTTTTCGACACCGAACGCGTCGCGCGCATCATGGGCGAGGACGACACCATCACATCGGCGCCGATCAACAAGCGGCTGGAGCAGCCCGAACTTGACGAGAAGACCGGCAAGCTCAAGACGACGATCAATGACATGTCGGTCGGACAGTATGACTGCACGGTATCGTCTGGCCCGAGTTACAGCACGCTCAGGCAGGAGGCATCTGAGTCTATGGTGTCGTTCGGGCAAAGCTGGCCGAAGTTGATGGACATCGCTGGCGACAAGGTTGTGCGAGCGATGGACTGGCCTGGCGCCGAAGAGATTGCCGAGCGCATCGCCAAGACCATCCCGCCTGAACTGCTGGACGAAAACGAGCGCGAAGCGCCTCAAATCCCGCCAGAAGTGATGCAAATCATGCAGCAAGCACAGGGCCACATCCAACAGCTTGAGGCGGCGCTGCAGGATGCCGAACAGGGCATCGAGAAGGAGCGCATCAAGGCCGCGTCGGCTGAGAATGTCGCGCGCATCAATGCCACGTCGCGGCAGGATGTCGAAGAATTGAAGGGCTTGATTGCAATGCTCACGCAGCAGATGCAACCGCCACCGGCGCTAGTAGGCGCTGCAATGGCCACTGGCCAGCAAGATCCCGGCCTTGTGCCGCAAACGGAGCAGTAAATGGAAGATGTGATTTTTGACGACGCACCAGCAGCAGTAGAAACCGATGCGCCAGCCGATGCGCCAGCGGCCGTAGTTGAGGCGCAAGAGCCGGCTGTTGAGCAGCAGGAAGCAGAGCAGCAGCAGGAAGCAGAGCGCGAAGTTGTTCGCAAGAAGAAAAGCGCCAGCGAACGCATTCAAGAGATTACCTGGGCGAGACACGAAGCCGAACGGCGCGCAGCCGAGGCAGAGCGGCAGCTGGCTGAGTTTCGAGCAGCAAAACAGCCGGAGCCAGCATCCGCGCCAGCCGGAAAGCCGGCGCTTGATCAGTTCCAGGACTATGACAGCTACGTTGAGGCTGTTGCCGAATGGCGGGCCGGCGAAGCTGTGCGCGCAGCCCTGAGCGCAAACGAGCAGAAAACGCAGGCCGCAGCGCAAGCGGCACAGAACAAGCAGCGCACGGAGTCATGGGTTAAGGCTCAGACGGCCGTGCGGCAGGCGTTGCCGGACTATGACGAGGTTGTTGGCCTGTCAGAAGTCGTTGTGGCGCCGCACGTTACCGATACGATCCTCGAAAGCGATCGTGGCCCCGAGGTGGCCTATTACCTCGCGCAACACCCCGAGAAAGCCGAGCAAATCAACGGACTCTCGCCCATCGCTGCCGCAAGAGCAATCGGCAGGATTGAAGCATCGCTCCCGGAGCTGCCCGTTGCAGCAGCAAAGATCAGCAAGGCGCCCGCACCGATCAAGCCGGTCAGCGCATCGTCGTCCGCACCCATTGGCATATCGGACGATATGAGCACCGAGGCATACCGGGCCGCACGTGCAAAACAGGGTGCCTGGTGGGCGCGCAAACGATAATCACATCTGGATAACACAATGGCAAATACGCTTGTAACATCGAGCATCGTCGCTGAGGAAAGCCTCGCCGTGCTCGAAAACATGCTGACCTTCGGGTCAGCGGTCAATCGCGACTGGGAAGACACATTTCAATCCGCTTCTGCTGCCGGCTACAAACCCGGCGCTACGATCAACATCAAGCGTCCGCCGCGCTACACGTACCGCGCAGGCCGCGTTGCCGCTCCGCAAGATACCGTGGAAAGCACGGTCCCGCTGACGCTCAGTCAGGGAGGATGCGATCTGTCATTTACTGCGTTTGAGCGCACGCTGTCTCTGTCCCGGCTTGAGAACAAACTCACCGCAGCGCTGGCGACTGTGGCTAACCAAATCGACGAACAGGGGCTGGCACTGGCGCATTACGCCTCGCATGGCGTTGTGAATCCGGCGGGCGCCCTTCCGACTACGCAAGCGACCGCGCTGCAGGTGATTACCGATGCAAACGTGCTGCTCGATGAGCGCGGCGCGCCTCGCAAGGACCGCAAGCGCGCGCTGATCATGAATCCGAAGCTCAACGGCGCTGCGCTGCAGGGCCTGGCAGGACTGTTCAACCCCGGCAGCAAAGTCGGCCAGCAGTATGAGTCCGGCATGATGGTCGATTCGCTTGGCCTGAATATCGCGATGGACCAGAACGTCGATGTGCATACCAACGGCACGCAGAACGTGGCCGGCACCAACGTCAATGGCGCAGGGCAAAGCGGCGCGGCTATCACGGTCGTTGGCCTGGGCGGCACGATCACGCGCGGCACCGTCGTCACTTTCCCCGGCTGCTTCGCGGTCAATCCGCAGAACCGGAAGACTACCGGCAGCCTGGCGCAATTCGTCGTCACTGCCGACCTCTCCGCCGGCGCTACGTC